AAATAGGTGACTAGCCGGCGAATCTATGCCCTGGCGCAGTCACACCCGCGACGGTGATTTTTCATCGCCATGCGCGCGCCGGTGCGGTCACGTGCACACACATGCGGTGCAGTGCTCCCGTGCGGTGCAGTGCTCCCGTGACTTGACCGGCGCGGCTTGAAACCGACTCCCACCCCCCCCCAACCCCACCCTCCCTAACGGGAGTGGGGGAAGAACGACGGTGGAAAAGTAAAAGCCCCGCGTAGGCCGCGCGGGGCTTTTTGATTGCTGCGTAGTGTGCATGTGCGACGGGTGCGGCCGTGTCGCACCCGTGACTCGGCGACCGCGCGCAGTATCCGGATCGTCACGCTTTGTGACTTGTCGATCGAGCGCGTGCATCGAGGCGTCACGGTGACTGTGCCAGGCTTGCGTTTCGCCGGTTGGTCACGCGGGGGTAGGGGGTATTGTTCCCAGTTCTTCTTGCAGCGCGTCGATGATCTTCTCCAGTCGCACCAGATCGCTGATGTACTGCGCGATCGCTGCTGGGTCAGCCCCGATGGCTTTGTTAACCTTGGCTAGGATTTCTACTTCGTAGCGCGAATTAGCGTGGGCCTGAATTTGCCGCTGAATCAGGGCGCGTTTCACCTCGTTTGCCGGTTCGTAGTTTTCCATCGTTCGCCTCCTAGTGTGTGATCAATCCCAGTCCCGCCGTGTGGCCGAGTTTGTCTTCTAATTCTCCGAGCCGCGTTCTGATATTGTTGATAACACCGTCCGTCGTCGCGTCACTGGAATTGACCGCACTTGCATCCGCCGCAGTCAACGCCGCAGGCCGCGTTATCGGTGTTGCGCCCAAGAAGCCGATCATAGCTGCCGTGGTACTGCTTGCCAATGACAACGCCAGCCGCGCCGTTGCCACCCCGCTATACACCGTGAAGTCCATTTGAGTCGTGCTGCTCGCGTGTGTCTTATCCAGCCACCGTGCGGAGATCAGGCCGATGGGCTGCGCCAACGTGGTGCTGGATTTGCCGTTGAATAGGATGGCCTGCCCGTCGCCGTTCGCGCTTGCGCCGGTGCGTTCCAGTGTGAGCATGTTTACAATGCCCGCAGTCGTGGCAGAGATTGCGCCGTGAATCAGGGTGACAGGTGTTGTTGTTCCGAAGCCAGTGTTGCCGCCTAGTGGATTGAGCGCCAGGTCATATTTGATGTCATAGGATGGATGCCGGGATTGAAGCCAGACATAGCGGTTGCCGGTATCTGTTTTGATCCCTGACGCCAATTCGACGTTGGCGCTTCCCAGTCTGAAAAGTCCTTTGGTGGTGTAGACTCCGGCCGCACTTTCTGCGCCGAAGACGTGCAAAATAGCATCGGGAACGAGCGTTCCAACACCTACATTCATGCCGAATAAGGTCAGACCTACCTGCGCAAGATCGAGCGAACTACTCGCCACGAAGTGTAGTTTACTGGCTGTTTCATCGGCGGCGGCCGATTCTGCGATCATTCCGCCTAAGTTGGTATTGTAAGTGCCGAGATAAAACGCAACGGCATTGCCGACTTTCTTTGTGGTGTAGGGATTTGTCAGCCTGAAAGCATACCCGATGCCGCCGTCAACTGCCGCAGAAGAAATATCGAGAGGTGCGGTCGGGTTTTTTCCAATGCCAAGCCATTTGTTGACGTTGTCCCATATTAGCGCCGAATCATTTCCAATTGTGCCCGTTGCGCTTGCAAATAGGACGCGGCCGGCCGTGAGAGTGCCGACCGTCAAATTGTCCGTCACGGTCAACGTCTTGCCCGCCGCAATCGCCAGTCCGTGTACGCCGGTTGTCAGTGCGGTGTGAGTTGCGATTGATCCGGCCGTTTCGAATCCTGCGGCGTGGATGCCGTCCACGGTGTCGGCATTCAGGTCCGTGACTAGCTGTCCCAGCGCGTTTGTGCCCAGTATCAGCGGCGGGGCGGCGGTGACTGGATTGATGGTCAGGGAGTTACCATCGAAGGACAGGCCGGAGTAGGTACGCGCTTTGTTGTCTGCGCCCGACGCCAGTGTGACCAATGCGGACACTGGATCGGGCGTGGTGGTGACGTAGCCCAGATCGTCGTAGCAGCGCCAGGCCAGGAATTTGAAGGTGAACTGGCTGGGTTGGTAGTCGAGCCAGATTTCCGCGACTCGCAGCGCGGTGGTGTCGGGCAGGTCGGCGGCGCTGGTGCTGAGGCCTGTGACCTGTATCACGTCCCAGAGTTGGAGGCGCAGGTCTGGATCGCATTTGATTAGAAACGTGTCAGCCAGGCCAGCGTTGACGATGATCTCTGTTTTCGCGCGCGCTTCGAGCACGGCGGCGGTGGAAAATTGCGGGAGGAGGAAATGGTCTGATTCAAAGAAGGGAAATTGTTCGAGCGATACATCTTCGAGCACGGTAGATTGAACACGCCGCGCCAGGCCACCAGCACCCTGCACCGTAACAGTTGATGGGAGGCGTCGTCGCGTGCGTGCAATGGAGTGAATGCGGGGAGTAGATGCCGTGCCGATTTGACCATCAATGGCGGGGGACAAGTCTATGCCGATCAATTGTAATTCAGGGGCGGAAGTGGGAGAGTAACGGCCAAGGGCGCGCCAGTAGGATTGTCCTTCTCCGATTAACTGGTTGATGTAGAACTTGAGGGAATTGCCGATTTGTGTAGAAAATGTTCCGAGGGTGTACGTCCAAAAAGTTGATGTGTCGAAAGCGGGAATGATGGCGGCATTTGATAATAAATCCCCTCCAAGGATTGCTTGAATCGATTGTCCAACGTGTGGCAAGATAGAGTTAAGGTTTTGTTCGAGGTTGCGAGCAACGTTTATTGCTGTCACAGTGACAAATTGTGGCACACTCGGCCCGCTGGCTTTAACTCCGGTTATTAGAAATCGCTCAAGGTGTACGTGTTCGATTACGCCACCAACGACAGCGCCGATTTGCACATCGTCAATCCTGCATCCGAGCGCAGAAAGCAGCCACAGATAATCGCCGTCAGACGTGTTGATCTTGAAGTCTAATTCTGCGCGCCCAAGCCGGCCGTATGGGTGGAGATGAAATTCAAGAAACCGATCAAGCGGAATGTCCAGGTCGTCGCCGTTGTAGCCGACGGTGATCTTGATGTACGGGACGAACGCGTCTTTTCGCAGTTCGGCTTGGAGTGCGGCGGATACGTCGGTTCGCATGGTGTGGTCTGTGGGCCGGAGAGACACGGGAGAGGGCGTGTCTCTCCGGCAAATGCCGCGCGTGGCGGCGCGCGGGTGCTACCACGATGTGAAGCCGCCGGCGCTGGCGCGCGATTGCCGGCGCAGGTAGGCGTCGAAGATGTTTCGAAAACGGTTGCGCAGCGATTCCAGATTCTTGACGGCGAACTTGTTTGCGCTGATCGATTCCGAGATGGTGCGGATGCGGACGTCGAGTGCGTAGGCGGCCGCGCCGTTGATGAGTGCGCCGATCTGTGTGGTATTCAGCGTGGTTTCGGATGCGCTGTCTAGATCGTCCAGCAGGTGCGGCGTGTGATAGAAGATGCGGGCCACGTCGGCGGCGTCCGGTTCGCTGTCGTCAGTGACGTAGAGTAGGGTGTCCGACCACTGCTCGAACGCGCGCCATTCGGGCGGGTCTTCGGGATTGCCGACGGTGTAGGGGAGCCAGACTCGATCAACTCGGGAGGGCTGGACGAGTGACGATAAACTGATTTCACGCGAGGCGGCGGCCAGTGTGATCGTGCCGATGCGGTCATAGTGATCGACCGTGTTTAATTCGCGCAGGGCCAGTAGGATGGCCTGCTTGACGGCGCCATCAGTGAACACCGTACCAGTGTCGGCCAGCGCGGTTTGAACTTCCGTGGTGATCGAGTCCAGGTCGGTGGTCATGGTTTGCGAAAGGCCTGTGTCTTGGGCGGCGACTTTTGCCCGATCAGGTTCATGATCTTATCGGGCAGTTTCAAGCCCAGCAGCGCTAGGCTGTCGGTTAGGTCGCCGATCAGAGTCGCTTCGATGACGGCCCATACCACGAGCGCGAACCCGGTCAGGCCGATGGCGTCGCCGAACAATTTGGTTGCGAAGTAGACCAGCACGTAGGGCAACAGTTTTTTGATCAGGAAGTCGGCTAGCTTCTTCATGTTGAACGTGCTGGTATACAGGGCTGCGGCCACGGCGACGACGACATTGAAGGTCACGTGCAGGATGATGATTTTAACGCCGTCGTACGACCAGATTTGCAGCAGAATCGATTGGAGGGTTGCTGCGATGTTGGACATTTGTTATTTCTCCTGTGGAGGGTAGGTGAACTTTTGCGCATCACGGGTAATGATGCGGATCGTGCCGGGCGCGACGTTGCGCACGACGAATACATCACTGCTGTGGAGGTCGTAGTGAGCAAGGGCCTGATCAAGCAGTGCTGCTGAATCCCACGCGGGCGATTCGGGTGGCAGGTCTGTGACGTTGTCGGCGTCAGTAGGGTTGGTCGTGTCACACGGTTGGAACGGCAGAGATTCGATCTTTTTCTTTCGTGGCATGTGGGCCTCTGGTGTTTAGGTTGCCGGGACGATGTGCGCACATCGTCCCGGCTCTTAGTTGCCGGTCACATTTTCCCGGCTTTGTTAATCGGTTGCTTCGGTCGCGCCTGCGAAGTCATTGATGCTGAAGGTTGTGTCTTTGGCAATGCAGCGCAAGGTGACGGTGACCGGGTTTGCGGTGCCGAGTGTCACCACGGGCCGCGTGTATTCGCCATAGAGTACGATGATGCCGAAGTTGGCGGTTGTCGTGTCCGTGGTCACGTCGGTATAGTCCGCGTCGACGGCCAGTACGTTGGTGGCGAAGTACCAGATTGGATCTTCCGACCAGTTTGTGCCGTCCGGCGACGATTGAAACTTGGTCGTGACGGTCTGAGCGAGCGTGGCGTCGACCACCTGGTAGCACTCGAACTGTCCATAGTCGGCAGTGAAGCGACTGGCCCCGTTGGTGGTGGTGGTGATGCCGTTGTTCGTCCAGGTGTAGAGCGCATAGCCGTCAGACTGGTTGGCCGCGACGGGTTGCGCTTGCGGCAGCGCGACGGCGACGGCGGCCAGTAGAACGAAGGCGGTGAGGACTGCGACGATGGGGCGGGTAAAGTTTTTCATGATCGGCTCCTTTGGAAGTTGGAAGTTAGAGATTGGAAGTTAGAGGTTGGAAATTGGAAGTTGGACTATTGCGCGGACTTGCAGATGCCGCGATAGTCGATGGCGCCCGCCGCGTAGAAGTAGCGGACTTTCACGGGCAAGGTGTCCTGGTAGAACATCATGAATGACGTGGCATCGGCGGCTGAGAACACTTCGGGTTTACGGCCGAACCGGAAGCCGACACCGAGTGCCGGCTGCAAGGCCGGATTGCACAACGCGTACCAGTCCGTGGCGCTGGTCAGTTCCGGGCAGACGATGACTGGGCCGTTGCTGTCCTTCGTGCCGTCGATGGCGGCAACGTTGACATCGTTTAGGCTGCCGCCCGGTTCCTTGTCGCTGAAAAACAGGCTGACGGCCTTGCGGCGTTTCTGGATGGGCACGACGACACGGTCAGGCCAGATAGCCAGAGTCTTGGCGCTGTGGACTTCGGTCTGGGCATAGATGGCCTGGCCGGCCGCGTCCCAGCCTGCCGAGTCGATGTCGTAACTGATCAAGTTGCTGTGATTGGCGTGGAATAGGGTGGTACTGTCCTCTCCGAGTGCGGCGTTGGTAGTGAGGATGGATGCGATTGAGGCGGACAGGGTGCGGATTGCGGCGACGCCAAGTTTCGCTCCGGCGCTGCGCCAAGACTCGGTGTCGTCCTTGTCGATCATCTCGATGGTGAGGGGCAAGTAGCCGCCTTTTTTCAAGAAGGCAAACGATTCTTTCTTGTCGTCGATGGTCAATTCCCCGTACACATTACCTTCGGTGACGGTGGATAGATTTGCCACGCCGCCCAACACAACAAACTTGGCGTCCTGCAAGCTGGCAAAATCCTTCATGGCGACGACGCGTTCCCACCAGCCGTAGCCGGCCATGCTCCACTCGTTCCACGATTGCATGGCCAACTTGCTCATCACGTCGGCGGTGATGTTGGCGAGCACGGCAGCGGTCATCGGTGTGGTTGCGCCGGTCACGGCAAACTGCGCGTGTTCCGGTTGGTACAGGCCGCGCATGTCACGGTCGCCGGTGAGACCGATATACAGTTCGCGGATGCCGGTGAGGCGCGGCACGTCGCTGAACCTGGCTTCGATGGGCAGGCCCATGAGCCGCTCGTAGGCGACCTTGACGCGATCGTTGCTGTCGAACATGCCGGAGACTTGCGGCCGGCGGCGGCCATCCTGGGCGGGATGGCCCATGCCCTGCACGGCGGCCTGCGCGGACATCTGCGCGTGCGCGGCTTTGGCGCGAGTGATCTCGGCCTCGAGTTCGGCGGGTTGGAAGATGCGCGCCTGGCCGTCTGTCTCGAAACGAGCGCGCACGATGTCGGCTAGCGCGGTTGGCAGGCCGGCCGCCGACAGTTTGACGTTAAGCAACTGCGCACATTGCTGTTGTAATTGCGCGTCGGCCTCGCGCAGTGCGGCGTTGACGGCCGTGTGGATGTCGGACGGCTGCACAGGCTGTGCGGACATCTGCGCGTGGGTGGGGCAGGTGTGTTCTGTGCCTTCGTCGTATTCTTCACCGCATTGAGTACATTTCTTTTTCATGGTAGAGGCTCCTGGTCTTTGCTGCATAAGGATTTGTTGGATGGGTCCGGCCGCGGCCGGACGCACAACCACGTCAATCGTGGCAATCTCTTCGATGCGAGTGACGACGCGTTCTTGGCCCCGTTCGTCCCAGAGTAGCCACATGTCTGCAGACATGCCGACTCTGGGTGCGGGTTGACCAGCGGCGCGCATTTGCACGACGAGATTGAGCAGTTCGATGGCGGGTTGGGATTGCTGAAGATTGAGGATGTGCAGTTCGCCGATGAGACGCGGCGCTTCCCAGTGCGGTGCGCGAATCTGGCCGATCAAGCGGCTGGCCGATGGGCCTTCAAACATGCCAGGATGATCGAACATTACTTCGACATTGGCCCACTTTGGCAGGGAGGCGCGTATCACGTCTTCGCTGAATGTCCAGCCGTTGGGTTGATCGATGGCGAGGCTAAACAGTTCAACTTCGTAGATGCGCGCGATGCCGGGTGGCAGTTGCCGATCGGCGGTCTGTGTGGGCGACAGATTGAGTTGAAGTGAGGCGTGTTCTTTTTTCATGGTTGATCCTTGGGGCAGGCACAAGGCCATGCCCTTACTGTGACTTGTCGATCGCGGCGGCTGCCGGTGTCGTCACGGTTGGCGATGGCACCGACGGTTTGGCTCGATGTTCGGCGCGGGCGACGATGTCGGCGATTTCATCTTCGTCGAGGTCTTCGCCGGCGAAGCGGTAGATGAGACGGACCAGTCGGCGGTCGGTGTCCAGGCCCTGGCCGATCATCTCCGCAAATGCCGATGTGAGATCGCGCGCGGATTGCGCAAGTTTCTGGTTGTCTTCGCGGCTGATGTCGGATGCGCTGATCGAGAGTTGCAGATCGGCGAAACGGCGGGCGGCTCCGGCGTCGGCGGCGCGGCGGTAGGCGAAGGCGCATAGGTGTTGGATGCGGCGTTTCACGTAGGCCTGACGGGTTTCGTAGTGGCGGTAGCTTACGTCGTTCATGTTTGACGACGTGGCCTGGCTGCTGCCGCCTTCGGCTTCGGCCAGCCAGTGCAGCGGGACGTTGCCGCCGACTGCGACCATCTTGCGAAGTGACAGGCCGTCGGCTTCGGCGTCGTCGGCGTTGATCTGCGGCTGAACGACTTTGTGCGTCTCCGAGGCGGCATGGACGACGGTGGTCCCATCGGCGGGCGGGTGGGCGTAATTGATTTTGGCCTGAGCAACGTCGTCGGAATTTTCAATGGCGATGTCATAGTAGAACTTGGTGAGGATCGCATTGCGTTTGACGCGGGACTCGAGCCAGTCGGAGTAGTAGGCCAGCCAGGGCAGGGTGGGGGTCAGATCGCCGTCGCCACGGATGACGCCGACGGGCCGGTTGATCGCGTACTGCCACATTGAGGGCCGATCGGGCGCGGCAAACAGGATTGAGGGCCACCACTTCAATTCGATTTCGTTGTCAAGGTGCTGGCCGAATTGAGTGATTTGTTCATAGTCGGCGGGCTGCCAGCGGATGTCATCGATCTGCGCAGCTGGCAGGGCGCGGCAGATCGTCATGCCGTCCGCGTCGGACTGGAAGAACGTTGGGAACACTTCGCCATCGGTGGTCAGGGCGTCAATCCATGCGGGCCAGCGTTCGTCCATGAGATTGAGGTCGTAATCCCAGAAGCGATCCAGCCAGCGTTGAACGGTTTTGTTTTTGGAGATCGGCCTAAGTCCCTTGCCCCACACGTGATCGCGCGTGAGGGTGACGATGCGGCGGGCCAGTGGATTGGTTCGCCAGGCGGCCAGGGCGTTGCTGAGGTTTTCGCGCCGTGCAGCTAGCGTCTTGTCGCGGTCGCCCTGCTGCGTCCAGGCGCTGGATGCGGCCAGGCCGGTAACGGTATCCTCTGCGAAGAAGTCGGCCAGGGTGCGATCGATGAACTGCGCGTTGGTCTCACGCGGGCGGCGCGGGATGGTCGGCGTGGTGAGGGCGCGCCAGGCGATCTTGAAACGTTGCTGGATGGATAGGTTATTCATTTGCCGATTAGAAATTTGTGTACGAGCAATTTGGCGCGTGGTCAATATAGCCGTCTGTTTCTGCGTCTCGTCCGCATTCGCGGCAAGAAGTGGTGGTGGTCTTATATTTTTGTTGGGCAGACGCCAGTCTGTCGAATTCTTTCGCGCATCTGCGCGCGCCTTCAACGATGCCCTTGCCGAAAGTTAATTGTTCAATTTCGTTGCCTTTCCAGTTGTTAGGAAATGGCACGAGGTCGAACAGGTGAAGGCATATTTGCTTTGCTTCTTCATAGGTTAGATTAGATTGAGTCACGTTAGAAGCGTCCCTGTCGGCGTTTCTCGAACAACGGCTCTGGCGCGGAGATCTGCGCCGTGAAGTAGGTTGCTTTCGGCTGTTTGTCGATGACGGCCGTCAGGGCTGCGCCGATCAGCAGGTCGTCATGGCCGCGTGCGATTACACCATCGTAGGCCGGGGATTCGGTGACGCCCCATGAGACACGGTGCCCCGGGCCTTCGTGAACTTTCATCGCGCACTTTTCCACTTCGTACCAGAATTGCCGGGATTCATTGCTCTGATCGTCGGCATACATTTTGAGGCGGCCGGTTTCGATCAGAGCAATGACATCCCAGCCTAAATCGCTTTTCGTGTTGGCCGAGAATTCAAAGCGAAGTGTTCTGTTGGGGAACCTTTTTTCCAGAAACGAACACAGGCCCGCGCCGATGCCGGTGGCGTCTACGACGATGTAGCGGGCGTGCCAGTGATCGACCAGGCCGGTGATGCGTTCGTAGAGTGCGGTATGCTTGACGCCGATCCATAGATGTTGATCGCGGATGAGGTAGACGGGTTCACGCGAGAGCTCGGGTTGAATTTCTTCAACGACGGTCAACGTGGTGGCGTCGCGTTTGGGGTTGACCATCTCGCCGCGGTCGGCGCCGGTTGCTTCGGCGTTTTCGTCCTCGCCGGCCACGTCGATGATGACGTGGTATACGTGGTTGGGTTCAGGCGCCCGAGTTCGTTCGTGCGTGCCGCGCAGCAGAGATCGCCGGGCAGGCGGAAATAGGCCGGATTGCTCGTCAATGTCTTCAAGGTAATATTGAGTTTTGATGAGCGGATGTTCGCGGCCCAACTTCGCGACCTGTCCGGCGACGTGGGCGGCGTAGGGCGGTACGTGGGCGGCGACTTGATCGGCATCGTACAGGAACACGCGGCGGCGACCGTCGCGCTGCTGTTGCTGCAAACAGTCGGCCTTAGTCTGGGCAAGCATGGTTGTCGAAGTCCAGGCCGTGCCCCATAAGACTTCAGTTGCATTGGTGCTGGCGCGCATTGGTTCAAAGTCTTTCTGCCATTTCTGCGCGCTGATGTCTTGGGCTTCGTCGCCTTCGGCCAATAGCGAAGCGGTTGCGCCCACTGTGGACGCGTGCGGCTCGGCGCTGAAGAAGGCGACGGCGGCGCGGCCATGTTCGACGATGTAGCCGTGACTTGATCGGGTGCGGCCCTTGTGCCACGGGGAATTGAGCCGGTCACGCAGTCGGCGGATTGAGTTGACGGTCTGCGGCTTAAATGTGGGTGAGGCTTTCACGATGCAGCCGCCGACGCGCTGATAGAGTGTCAACAGATATGCTTCGATCTGCGCGCTCAATTCGTTCTTCCCGGCTTGCCGTGACATTTCAACCACGAAAGTCATTCCTCGCTGGTGAAAAATGCTGTCCAGGATGGCCGCTGCTGGCTCGAGTTGGTATGGGCGCAGTGGTACGCCGATGATTATCCGTGAGAACTGGTTGAAGTCGCCCAGTGCCAGCCGTGTCGCTGCCGCGAGTGTCGGGCGTTCGGTCATGCAAGTTGTCGCCGGTATTCTGAGAAGTCGTGCCAGAGTTGTTGCATGAAGTGTTCGCGTTTTAGCGCCCGGCATATACGATTGAGCAGCGATGCGATCATTTGGTCCCTCTCCGTTTCAATATGGTGATGAGCTCTGTTAGAAGATTTTGGAGGTTCGATAAGTCCTGTCTTTCAGCGAGCAGCAACTTGGTGCGCACGAGTTCGGCCTCGAGCGCCTCGATCTGCCGCGTCTGCTGCGGCACGAGTGCGGCCTGCGCGATGGCTTCGGCCAGTGCGCGATCGCGCTGTTCGAGTTGCTTATCCTTTTCGGCTAGCAGCCGATCATAGCCGGCCGTCAGGTTGTCGGCGGCCTGGCTCGCGTCGACGCGGATTTCGGATCGTTGTTTGGGCAGGCGGGCAATGACCGAGTAGATCGTTGCGATGGCGATCATGAGTTGAACAATGACGGGGGCCCAGGCATCGATCATAGTTTCACCCCTAGATCGGCGGCGACTTGATCGAGCGCGGCATTGAGGGCGGCGGTTACGTTCTGGTCGGCGCCGCCTAATTCCTGTCGGGTCTTCAGGAGGCGGCCCAGCGTGGCGGAGTTTTGTCGGAAGAGGGAGATAGCCGCAAGCGTGTTCTCGCCGGCGTCGCCGTCGAGGTTGTCGATGTACGTCTCAATCTTTGACTGTTTGGCCTGCAACTGCTGGATGAGATCGTCAATCGATGGGATGCGGGGTGCAGCATCGGTGGCTGTGGCGGTAGCGGCCGCTGTGGCATAGTTGCCATGTTTGCGAGCGTTGGTGTTGGCGGGTTGGCCGCCGCGAGTGCGTGCCATGCCGGAAGTATAGAACGTTTGGTCGGAAAGTCAATATCTGGTGGATAGATGTGGGGCGGTGAATTGGCGTAATGGCTAGATATGGGGGTTTGAAAACCGACTCCCACCCCCCCCCAACCCCACCCTCCCTAACGGGAGTGGGGGAAGAACGCATGGGCTACATGCGAGCATGGTCAGGTTGAAAAAGAAAAAATAGCCAGGGCAAACCTCAGCGGGCAGCACGTTGGCTGGTTGCGGCGGTGTTTCATCCCGCTGAGGTTTGCCCGGATTGCGTTGCGTTGCTGTGGGGAAAGGGTCTGGCGTGTTTGACCAGCTAGCGCCCGCTGTTTTATCGCGGGGGCGGTGCTATCTGGAACGGACGTTAGTGGTCTGTTGAAAGTAAGCGGCTCTGCGACCAGCGCGCGAGGCTTCACTCGAGCGCGCGGGGGAGCAGGGCCGCGTTGCTGGATAGATGCGGGATGCGGGTATCCGCATAGTATGGCTGGTTGCTATGCGCGGGGGTGGGTGTTTTTCGTGACCAACTATGCCTTTGTAGCGCCGGTTGGGTCATGTGTGCTTCTGGCCTGGTTACATCGATTGCGGGTTGGGGGGGGGGGTGTTTTTGCTTCGAATTTGAATGAATTTGAACAAGAAAAACAAGAAAAAAATGCAAAAAAAGTGAAAAAAAGTGAAAAAGTATTAGGGAGGCTTTTGGGCCGGGACGTTTTTTCTTCGAAAATGGCCCTCGCCGGGACGTTTTTTCTTCGAAAATGGCCCTCGCCGGGACGTTTTTTCTTCGAAAATGGCCCTCGCTGGGACGTTTTTTCTCTGAAAATGGCCTAGTCCGGGACGTTTTTTGAGCCGAAAACGACGGGGGTACTCTCTGGTGAAGGGGCAGATTGGTTTAATTGAGGGCCGGTTTATCGCGGTAGCGTCCGGCGGCGTAGCACGGTCGTTTTGCTACGCTGGCCGGTCATCATTGCCCCCAACCGCGCGCGTTTTATCGTAGCGCGGTTGGGGGCGGCGGGCGCAGCAGTATCGCGCCCGCGTCGCGCGGTGAGCGCGCAGGCCGCAGCAGCATCGCGGCCTGCGCGCCGGTAGGCGGTGTGCCGACGGCAGGAGGCACACCTGGGCCAACCCACCGGATTGCGCTGCTGGAAAGGTCGCTATGCGATGTGCGCTGGAGATTGGAAGTTAGAGGTTGGAAGTTGGAGAAACGTGACGCATCGAGCAACGCAATTTGGAGCACGGTCACATGTGACCAGCCGGCGAAACGCAAGCCTGGCACAGTCACCGTGACGCATCGATGCACGCGCTCGATCGACAAGTCACACAACGCAAAGCCGCCGAGCGGCGGCTGCGCGGCTCGGCGGTTTTTGTGCGCGTTTGTGCTATCCTGCGCCCTCTACCTTTTCGATCATATCTTCGTATCTCATCCCCTTTCCTGTTTGCAGCAAGTCGCAGGGTGAGTGGCAATTGTCGTATGCTGCCGGGCATAGTGGGAGGCCGCCATCTGGTGGATTTGCCGCCCATAGATTGAAGTCCTGGGGCGTTGTTTTTATTCCTGCGCACAAGAATTTGCAGCGGTATTTGAATTTGCTTGCCATGTTGATCTCTCCTGTTGAGTTTTTGCCTCTTGCGAGGTCGATCCCCTGGTCGGGATTCATTGCCCTTTGCATCACTCCCCCTGATCGGGATTCGGGCTTGCCTAATTTTAGCATGGCCCGTGGACACAATCTGTCCGCCCTCATCCTATCACATCCCTGCCGCGCAATTACGCGGCGATTCGATTCTGCCGCCAGCGGCTGGCGTTCGCACGCATGCGCGGCCCGCGAGATAGTGCTACGCCAGCCCGATCACCTTGCTCTTGCCATTGTTCACGGCGACTTTGATTTTCCGCTCGAATGGCGTGGACCCGAACGCGAGCGCGGCAGCGTCGATGCCCAGCGCGGGCAGGGCTTCCGGCCACGCGGTCACGCCAAACTTTGAAAAGCGCGGATCGGTTGTCGTGATCTTGTAGGTGGGCTTGCCGTCTTTTTCGTTGACGCCTTTTTTGAGTTCCAGCCCTTGCATGATTTCGATCGCGCCGCTGGCGTCGGCTGCCGTGGCGGTCGGCTGCTGCGCGGTTGGCTGCGCGATGGGCGCGGCCTGCGCGGGTTTCGCTTCCAGCATCGCTACGATTCGATCTAGGACGTGATTCTGTTCGTCGCGGTGAATGTTGTCGCGTCCGCGACCCTCTGCCAAGTTATTGAGCATTTCCGTGAGTTGCGCGTGACTGCGGACGACGAGCTCGCGCAAGTATGCGACCTCTTCGCGTAATTCGATCACTTCCTGGTGCGCGGCGCTGCGGGATGTGGCGGTTGCGGCTGATGTTGCGATGGGTGTAGTAGTCATGGCGTGCTCCTTGAGATATTTTTCAACGGCGCACATTGCGTCGTCAAGTAGGGATGTTCGGTCAGTGTATTCCGGGCGCGCGGCGACGAGCGCCTGATCGAGGTATTCGCGCCGCGTGCGCGCATTTGCGCATGTGCCGGATACGGTGATTGGGTGCTGCGCGGCGCGTGTGAGCAGAGCGGTGGACAGTGCGATCATGATTGCACATCCGCGATCATGCCCGATTTTTGCGCGATGAGGTACGCGCATACGTGCTTGCAGCATACCCCGACGCCCGGCACCATCGGTGCGCCGCCGGGCATGGTTGCGCGCCGCGCGTCGGTGCAGGTGCAGTCGTATTCGCGCAGCGCGCCGCGAGATTGGCGGGTGATGGAGTAGGTGAGTTGTGCGGTGCGATGGTGCGGGATGGCTTGCGCGATTTCGAAGGGCACGTACCACGTGTCCCCGTGGCCGCCGATGTAGGCCCAGTAACCGCGATCGTGGTCACGGCCACGGCCCGGCAGGATTTCCCCCGCCGCGACGATAGCTAGCGCGGATTGGATGCGCTTTTGCAGCGCTTCGTTGTGATGGCCGTGGACTTGGAGCGCGTGGGTAGCTTGCGAGATTTGCGAGATTACGATGGGTTGTAGCATGACGACCTCCGTTGCGAATAAACAAGATGCGTGTGATTAAAACATCTTGGCCGTGGCAGGCACAAACGCCCAGCCTGCCACACCAAACACCAGCGCCGGTGTCCACACGCCCGCCACCGGCAGAACCGCCGAGGGGCGCGCCGAGTACACGACGAAGACCGGCACACCCAGCAGCGCAGCAGCGCCGACCGTTGCCCACGTGCCCGACCCGCAGGACGGGAACGGGCCGGGCCTGAATGCGCGCGGGGGGCGGGGGGACGCCGGAAACGCGACGAGGGAGCCACCAGCGGCCGCCACGGCGCGCACCATTGCCAGTGAGCGCCGCGCGAGGCGCGCCACCAGCGGCACGGTGAGCGGCCCACCGGCTGACCAGTGCAGAATGACGCCGCCCGTTGTTTCTATGCCGCCGAGGTGGTGAGGCACAAAGCCGCGTGGAAAGCCTGCCCCGGTGCGAGTGCCCACGGCGAAGATGTGAAGCAAGCCGCCCACAGGGAGCGCCCCGGCGACGGCCGCCGCGTCTGCGCCCAAAGCGCACCCGGTATAAACGCTGCCCACGTGCGCGGCCTGGCGCGCGATGTCTTGCGCGATTGCCAGCTGCCCCGCGCTGAGACTGCGCGCACCCGAAAAGCCCAAAACCATTTGATGCTGCATTGCCCTTGCCCCCTTGCCCGTTTACACGCTGCGGGTATGTACCCTATGCTGTTAGTATAGCACGGGTACATACCCATAGCCATAGTACCTAAGTCCTTAGTTTTTGAGCGGGGGTGTGGCATGCCGGTAGGGGCAGGGGAGCGCGCAACGGGTGTATACCTGACGGCTTGCGGCGCGTGCATCTGCGTGATTGGCGATGTGCGCGCCGGGTGTGTGGCGTGGCCTGCCTTGCGGCCTGCGGCGCAACGGTTGTCGACCGTTGCGGCTTTTGCGAACCGCGCACTGACCGTGACAGATGGCCGAAAGACTGACTACCAGAGTGCCGGTTGTAGCAGCTGCAAAGCCGGCCTACAGGAACGGAGCGCGGACAACACCCCAACACCCAACGAACCCCGCCCCGACCCCGCCAACGCCAGCGGCCAGCCCACGCGCGGCGGCTGTGTGCCACGGAACACGGGTGCGGCAGGCAGTACATGGTTCTTTGGTACCGTTTTTTTGTGCGAACGAAATGGGGGGCGGGTTGGGGGGGGTGCGAGAGCCGGTGGGGAAAGATACTGGATACCCCCCCCAACCCGAACCCCACTTGTTTGCAAAAAATGGTGTCCAAAGTACCATG